TCCCGATTGATCTGCGCGCCAGGGTCCTTGCCATTGATGATCGGCACGGCCTCGCACTTGCACAGATTGTGGATCGGCATCAGCTCTCGGACAGAATACTTACGATGGCTGGCCGCCACACAGAGTCCGCACGACACTCCCGATTCCGACAGCTCGGGATGAAGGACACGGCGATAGCCGGTGATCACTCCCCGAGGTGCCGACTGCATCGCGTCAAGCGTGGCTTGGCGGCTGGCCATCGCCATATCGTCGTTGACCATGCGCTCGGTGCGCATCTCCATGTCGTGCTGCGCGGCCTGTTCGAGTACCTGCTGGCGCTCGAACTCGTTCAGGGCTGCTTGACGACGAAGCTCCTGCTCGGCCTCGAAAGCGGCGTCGTCGGCTGCGTCCTCGGCTGCACGAGCGGCGGTCGCTGCGGCGTCTTCGGCGTCCCAGTCGTCGACTTGTCGATTAACGTCACGGTCCTTGGGGAGAGGCCTGGCGCGTTCCCCTCCAGCCGTTCCTGTCGACGACGACGACGAGCCGCTGCTGCCGCTGCTTCCGCTTGCTGCCTTCGACGACGAGCTTCCACTCGCTGTCGGTGATCGCTTCGTACCTTCGATTTTGGCATTGGACTCCCCAGTCCTTCCCTGCGCGACGACGGCGCCGCCGAGCTGTTGGAAACGCTCTTCCTCCATCTGCGCGATCAGGCCCTTGATCGAATCGGTGCCTGCCGCCATGCGCTTGCGGTAATCACCCGCGACCCGCTTGTAGGCCTCGTCGAGCCGCGTCCGGCGGCCCTGGCCGACCGGAAGGTAGTTGGCCGGGAGATTCACTCCGTACGCGGAGAGCTGCGACGAGAGCGCACCCCACGCGACGCGGGCCGTCTCCTGCCGACCGAGTTCGATCAGCTCGGCGGCCTTGGCGGCGAACGCCGCGACCTCGTTGTCGTCGAACGGGTTGATCGCGCGCAGCAGCGGGATCAGCAGCAGCGTGGTCTGGTCGGCGATGGCCTTCTTCGACGCACCGGCGGCCGCGACCGTGGCCGCGACGACGGCGAGCTGGTACGCGGCCTGCTGCGCCGGGGTCTGCTCGATCGGCGCGATGGCCGGGGCCTCGTAGACCGAGCGCGGCGGCGGCAGCGCGCCGGGGGTGGTCACTGGCCGCTCCGTCCGCTACTCGCGCCGGTCGAGCGCGACGTGGCGCCGTTGGACGCCGACAGCGCGGCCTTGGACTGCGCCGACTGTTGCAGCGGTGTCAGCGACGCCTGCGTCCCGGCCCCGCTGGCTGGCTGCGCTCCGGCGGCGACCGTCGGGGTGGCGGCGGCCGAGGTGAGCGCCTGCGAGATCCGCTCCAGGTCGGCGGCGCGCATCTGCTTCGGCGTGTAGTGGAGCACCTCGCGCATGATCGTCTTGAGCGGCAGCAGCGTGGCGACCTGGCTGGCGGCCGAGTAGCGCTCAGAGAGCGACAGGACCTCGGTCGGCACCCACAGGAGTTCGATCTGCGAAACGTCGGAACGCACTGTGTCGCCGTTGATCTGGAACATGAGCGACATGAACTTGCGCCAGCGACCGGCCAGACGAGCCTTGCGGTCGTCGACCTTGGAGGTGTATCCCTCCCGCTGGAGGCTGGCTCCCTCGGCGCTGCCGTTGGCGGCGTCCGGCGAGAAGTAGGTCATCGGCGTCCGGGTGACGGCCGCGAGGTCGCGCACGTCGTCCTTGACGCTGGCGAGGATGTCCTGGATGGAGGTCTGGCCGGACTCCCACATCTCGGACTCCGGCGGGATGAGCCACATGGCGCCAGGCGACGACGGGAACAGCTTGTCGTAGTCGATCTTCTGGCCCTGCTTGTCGAACTCGGGGAACTCACCCTTGAGTGCGCGCTGCTTGAACGCCTGCATGGTCGCGATCACGACCCGCTGGAGCAGCATGTGGTTGATCCGGTCGAGCACGTCGGTGTGCCGGGTGAACTCGCCGACCTCTTCGCGGTTCGGGAAGTCGATCACCGGGACCTCGGTCAGCGTGGTGACTTCGGACTTCCACCAGATCCATCGCTGGAGCAGATACGTGCCCAGCGGGACCTCGGTCTCGAACTGCTCGGACCGAAAGATCTTGTTCTCGCGGTCGCGAACTGCGGTGTGGCACACCACGTTCCCGGTGCCGATGCCGTACTCGTCCACGTCCCGCATCCACAGGCGCGCGTAGTCGCGGCCCTGGATCGGGTTGTGCTCGATGGTGACGGCGATGACCGTGTCGCCGACGGAGTCCTTGACGACATGCGCCTGCCACGGCCGAAAGTCCTGCGCGCGCTTCGTAAAAGGGTTCGCGAGGAGGTAGCCCTTGCCGTACGTGAAAGTGTTCGAGTGGACGGCGTCGGACTTCACGTCCATGTCGTTCTCGTCCCAGAGCTTCTCGGCTTCCTTGTCGCCGTCCTCGTCACCGGCGGCGGCCGTCCGGAATCCCTGGATGATGGTGCGGTCCAGGACAGCTCCGACGACCAGCTCCGCGTAGTTGGTGCGCGACTTCTTCCGGAACTGCTCGAACTCCTGCCAGGAGTCGTCGACCGAGCTTGGCGCTTCCGGCTTCGGCGGGTCACCCTCGACGTACGATCGCAGGCGCTTGAACTCCATCTGACCTGCATTGATGTTCCGCAGGAGCGAGATGAGCAGCCAGTCCGGCGTGGGGTCTTCGTTCCCCTTCGGCGCGCGGCTGGTTACCTTGGCACCTTCGCGCACCATCACCGTCATGTGTCGTCTCCTCCTGGGTAGTCCTGGCCCACTCTAGACCATCGTGCTATGGTCTCCCAGTCAACCTTGCAGGAAGACGCATTGCCTTCGGGGCCGGAATCCCGAGAGCGCCAAGAAAGACCCCCGAGACGCCGTCTGTTTTCAGGCAGAGCTTCGGGGGTCTTTCTGTATCAGCGAACTCGGCGCGGGACCCAGAGCGTTTCCTTCGGCTGCGCGTTCTCCTCGATCGCTTCGAGCCGCGCGGTCCACGACAGGATGCCTGCCACGGCCGCGTCGTACTTCCGCTCCTCGGTGATCTTGGCCAGCCGGTACATCGGATTGCCGTCGCCGTCGACCCCACGGGTCGGGGCCTTGCCGGTGTTCCCGATGTGCCGGACGAGATCCGGGTCGCCGGTGTGGGACAGCGTGCCGGACTCCATCGCTTCGATGTAGGCCAGCGTCGCGTAGTACATGCGGGTGGGGTCCTTGGTCCAGAACTCGCGCACCTCGTCGGGGTGCTTGCCGTACCAGTCGGCCACCGTCTCCACCCAGTGCGGCGGGTCGGCGAGCACGCGCCACACGTCGTAGTCTTCCATCAGCTTGGCGAAGGTCTCGGTGACCTCCTGGACCGGCACCTGCCAGCGGATCGGCTTGCCGTCGTCGTCCTTCTTGCTCCAGTCGTCCGGCTTCTCCCAGAAGCCGACGAGCTTCTGCACGCCGCGCCGGATGTCGGTCATGACCAGCGCGGTGGAGTCGTTGAAGCGCGCGCCGTCGAAGCCGAGCGTGACGAACGACCCCTTCGGGATGTCCAGCCGGACGCTGCCGAGCGCCTCGAACGCCGCCTTGTCGAATGCCTGGCTGGCCGTCTGGGTCCAGCGGTTCGTCCACACCCGCTCCAGGTACTGCTTGTCGGCACCCTTGCGGTCCCACTGCGCGGCGATGCGGTCGAACCGAGTCCACTTCCGAACGCCGGGTCCGGAGGCCTCCCAGATGGCCTTCATCCGCTGTTCCATCGTGTCGAACTTGGAGTTGTCCGGGGCCTGCCGGTGGAAGAAGTAGAAGTCCGTCGAGGTCTGCTTTCCCTCCTCGTTGGCCTTGGCCTCCTTGTACTCCTCCTCGGCGTAGGAGTTCTGCCCCGGCTCACCGGCGGTGGTCGTGGTGAACTGCCACGGGTCCTCCATCGGCCGCTTGGGGAGGTTGTTCAGCATGGTCTCGATGGCCGCACGGTGCAGGTCGGTGTAGAGACGGTGGGTCTCGTCGAGGGCCTGCATCGTGGTACGCGCGCCGTCGAGCGCCGACGGTGACCCCGCCAGTGGAACGCACTTGCCCGCTGGTCGGCCGAACTCGTTGAGCCGGATGATCCGGCCCATGCCGATATCGAACATGTCCGCGTCGTCGCACGCTTCGAGGATCGCCATGAGCGCGCCGTACCCCAGCTCGGACACCTGGTCCTTGGTGTACGCGAGCATCGGGATGTAGGGGTCCATGACCGGTCGGCCGGTCTTGAGGCCACCCTCGGCCGTCGGGTCGTACCCGGCGAAGCGGACCGGCCCCTCGGGGTGCAGCTCGCAGGCCACCACCCACGCGAGCAGCTCCGTCTTGGCTGACCCCTTCCGGACGGACATCGCCACGCGAGAGAACCGGCGGAGACCGGCCATCGCCTGGCCGTGCATCGTCACGTCTTTGGGGTAGTGCTCGTAGGCGTTGTAGAGCACCCGGCGCTGGTCAACGTCCAGCTTCACGTCCTGGCCCTGCATCGAGCCGGGGCCGTAGCCGAACCGCTCCTCGATGAACGAGGACACCTGTGGACCGAGCGTCGGCCAGGCGACCTCGTTGGGGTCCTTCTTCGGGATCTCTAGCAGCATGGCAGCCTCCTACTGAACGTAGAAGCCTTGCGCGCGTCGTCGGCGCTTTGCCTTCGCTCGCGCGGAGGTGCCCCGGCGCGCGTCGTCACTCTTCCACGCTTCCTGACTGGTGCGGGTTTTCTCCGCATGGTGTTCTGCACACAATAGCTGGAGGTTAGACGGGACATTCGTTCCGCCGTCCGCGACCTCCACGATGTGGTCGACCTCATTGGCCGGTTCGCCGCACGTCCGGCAGGCGTGCCAATCCCGCTCGCGGATGAAGGCCTTCTCCTCGGGGGTGAGCGGCGGGACCCGGCGCCGACGATCCGACGCTCCGGCCCACGCCTTCCGCTGGTGGCTCTCGCAGCGGAAGTCCTCACCGCTCCTGCCGACGACGGCCGTCTTCCCGCAACCCTTCCGAGGGTTCTCGGGGTCGCGCCAGGAGCACGTCTTCGGCGCTCTCACTTGCCCTCCCGGTAGTCCTCGATGAACGCCGCCAGCATCCCGCCGAGCAGCGCGATACAGACGATCACCAGGACCGTCATCGGATCGAACCACTCGGTGAGCACATCATCGCCGCTTCTTGTAGCCCTGCGACGTGCGAGCGCGCCGCTTTCCGTTGCGGTCCAGCTTCTTCTTGAGCAGCCGCGCCGCAGCGTTCTTCGGCACGAAGCCGTGGCCCCACTTCGCGCCGTTCTTGGCCTTCCCCTTCTTCCGGGTGTTCAGCCGTCCACGCTTGCCTGCCATCGTTCCTCCGGTTCCTAGATCTTCTGGATCATCATCCGAGTGAGGTTACCGGCGGCGAGCGTCCTCGTGCCGGACACC